AGACCTAAGTCTGAGCTTGCTTATAGGGTTCCTGCAAGTAAGTTCACGCGTAAAAAGATTACTACAAACGAACAGCAGGAAGACTTGGTTGGACTTGATACTACTATTGACTGGAAAAATACAGGTGATAACAGTTATGACGGAGAAAAGCTTCAGCTGTTAGTACACGATGAAAGTGGTAAGTGGGAAAGACCCGATAATATATTAAATAACTGGAGAGTTACAAAAACATGTTTACGATTAGGTAGTAGGATTATAGGTAAATGTATGATGGGCTCGACATCAAACGCATTAGACAAAGGTGGAGAAAACTTCAAAAAACTATACAATGCATCCGACGTTACTAAACGAAACAGAAATGGACAAACAGCGTCTGGCTTATATTCTCTTTTTATCCCAATGGAGTGGAACTACGAAGGATTTATTGACGAGCACGGAAGCCCAGTCTTCAATAATCCGGATCATGACGTCTTCGACCCCCATGGAGAGCTAATAGATGTAGGTGTAATAGATAACTGGCAAAACGAAGCTGATGGTTTAAAAAATGATCAAGATGCTTTAAATGAATTTTATCGCCAGTTTCCAAGAACTACAGAGCATGCGTTTAGAGATGAGACTAAAAATTCCATTTTTAATCTCGTTAAATTATACGAGCAGATAGATTACAACGAAGAATTATCTTCAACACTACCGCTTACAAGAGGTAATTTTCAATGGGTAAATGGAGTAAAAGATTCAACGGTTATTTTTTACCCAGACAACAAAGGTAGGTTTAAGTTAAGCTGGACACCACCTCCACATTTACAAAATAAAATTGTAATTAAAAATGGTATAAAACATCCTGGTAACGAGCATATGGGTGCTTTTGGTTGTGATAGCTACGACATATCAGGAACAGTAGATGGTCAAGGTTCTAAAGGTGCTTTGCACGGGCTTACAAAGTTTAGTATGGAAGATGCGCCAGCTAATCAATTTTTCTTAGAGTATTTAGCAAGACCTCAGACTGCAGAGATGTTCTTTGAAGACGTTCTAATGGCATTAGTATTTTATGGGATGCCTATACTCGCAGAGAACAACAAACCTCGTCTATTGTATTATTTACGAAGGCGTGGTTACAGAGGCTTTAGCATGAATCGCCCTGATAAAGTTTGGAACAAACTATCAACTGCAGAAAAAGAAGTAGGTGGTATACCAAACTCTAGTGAAGATATAAAACAAGCTCACGCTGCAGCAATTGAAATGTATATACAAAGTCATGTTGGTATGAAACAAGATGGTACGTTTGGTAGTTGTTACTTTAATGAACTGCTAAACGACTGGGCTAAATTTGATATAAACAAAAGAACAAAGCACGATGCGTCTATAAGTTCTGGTCTCGCAATAATGGCTTGTAATAGAAATTTATACGCACCAAACGCAAAAATAGAAAAACAAAAACTAAATATAAACATATCCAAGTATACAAACACTGGTTATAGTTCTAAAATAATAAAATAAATATGGCTGAGACAGTTATAAGAAGTTATTTCCCGAGTCAAGTAGTTAGTGACGATGAAAAAAGAAGTTTTGAGTATGGACTCAAAGTCGCTAAAGCTATTGAAAACGAATGGTTCGTTTATGATAGAGGTACAAATAAATTTGACACGCTAAGAAATGATTTCCATAGATTAAGATTATACGCAAGGGGAGAACAATCAATACAAAAATATAAAGATGAGTTATCTATAAACGGTGATTTGTCTTATCTTAATTTAGACTGGAAGCCAGTACCTATTATACCTAAGTTTGTTGATATAGTAGTAAATGGTATTGCAGAAAGAACATATGACGTAAAAGCATACTCACAAGATCCATACGGTGTTAGTAAAAGAACTAAGTACATGGATTCTGTTCTTGCTGATATGCGAGCTAAAGAATTAAATGATTTTGCAGCAGAAGCTTTTGGTGTAGATTTATACGATAATAAAAAAGAAACTTTACCAGATACAGAAGAAGAATTACAATTACACATGCAGCTTAATTATAAGCAAGCTGTAGAGATGGCAGAAGAACAAGCTATAAATGTTTTGCTAGAAGGTAACAACTACGAATTAACTAAGAAAAGATTTTATTATGATTTAGCTGTTTGTGGTATTGGTGCTGTTAAAACTAACTTTGATACTTCTAACGGTGTTACGGTTAAATATGTTGATCCAGCAAACTTAATATACTCTTATACTGAATCACCTTATTTTGAAGATATATACTACGTTGGTGAAGTAAAATCAATACCAGTAAATGAGCTTGTTAAACAGTTTCCAAATATGACTGTTGCAGAGCTTGAAGATATAGTTAAAAACCCAGGTTATAACAACTCTAATTACGATGGTAATTTTGTTAACAGAGATGGTATAGACCCTAATAAAGTTCAAGTTTTATATTTTAATTATAAAACATATATGAACGAAGTTTATAAAGTAAAAACTACAGGTAGTGGAGCTTCTAAAGCAATACCTAAAACTGATAAGTTTAACCCTGTTATAGATGAGTCAACAAACTTTGACAAGCTATCAAGGTCAGTTGAGGTTTTATACGAAGGTGCTTTAATACTTGGTACTGATAAACTATTAAAGTGGGAGTTAGCTAAAAATATGGTTAGACCTAAGAGTGATTACACTAAGGTTAAAATGAACTATAGTATTGTAGCACCACGTATGTACAAAGGTAGAGTAGAAAGTTTAGTAAGACGTATAACTGGTTTTGCTGATATGATACAGTTAACGCATTTAAAGCTACAGCAAGTAATGTCTCGCATGGTTCCAGACGGTGTTTACTTAGATGCTGATGGTCTTGCTGAAATAGATTTAGGTAATGGTACAAACTACAACCCGCAAGAAGCTTTAAACATGTTCTTCCAAACAGGTTCTGTAATTGGTAGAAGTTTTACTTCTGACGGTGATATGAACCCAGGTAAAGTACCAATACAAGAGATAACAAGTGGTAGTGGTGGTAACAAAATACAAGCGTTGATAGGTAATTATAATTATTACTTGCAAATGATAAGAGACACAACCGGGCTTAACGAGGCTAGAGATGGTAGTATGCCAGACAAAAACGCTTTAGTTGGAGTGCAAAAACTAGCGGCAGCTAATTCTAATACAGCAACAAGGCATATACTACAGTCGGGATTACATTTAACGCAAGAAGTCGCTGAACAATTATCATTAAGAATATCTGATATTATAGAATACTCACCAACTAAAGATGCTTTTATTCAAGCTATAGGAACTCACAATGTTGCTACACTTGAAGAAATGAAAGAGTTACACTTATATGACTTTGGTATATTTATAGAGTTAACTCCTGATGAAGAAGAAAAAGCAATGCTTGAAAATAATATTCAAGTTGCTTTGGCACAACAAAGTATAGAGCTTGAAGATGCTATTGATCTTAGAGAAATTAAAAACATAAAACTTGCTAATCAATTATTAAAAATAAGAAGGATTAAAAAGCAACAAAGAGATCAAGCAGTACAGCAGCAAAATATACAAGCTCAGTCACAAGCTAATATTCAATCACAACAAGCAGCCGCACAACTTGAAATGCAAAAAGAACAAGTTAAAACACAAAGTGAAGCACAGCTTGAACAAATGAAAGCACAATTAGACGCTCAGAAGCAAGCGCAAGAAGTTGAATACAAAAAACAACTAATGCAGTTAGAGTTTCAGTACAACATGCAGATAAAAAATATGGAGACTCAAGGTTTGCAAAATAGAGAAAACGAAAGAGAAGATCGTAAAGACGAAAGAACAAGAATACAAGCTACACAGCAAAGTGAGCTTATAGATCAAAGAAAAAGCGCAAAAGCACCTAAAAACTTTGAATCCGCAGGTAATGATATATTAGGAGGCGGATTTGATTTAGGTAGTTTTGAGCCTAGATAAAAATTATTAATTATTATTATATTATATTATGGAAGAAAATGTAGAAAACGTAACGGATGACGTTACAAAACTAGACATGTCTAAAACTGTAGAACAACCAGTTGAAGATAACACAACAAAGCTAGATTTAAATAAACCAGAAAAACCAGTAGAAGAAAATGAAGTTAAAGAAGATAACCCTGTCGACGAGGGAGTGGCTACAGAGCCTGATAATGCCGAGTCCACAGAAAAACAAGAAGAAGTACAACCGGAAGAACAAGCACAAGAAGAAACTCCAGTACTAGAAGAAATTACTGAAGAAGAGGTTCAAGAGCAAACAGAAGAATTAACTGAACAGGTTGAAGAGGCTATAACCGAAGCTCAAGAAACTGGAAAAGCTTTACCTGAAAATGTTCAAAAGTTAATGGACTTTATGGAAGAGACCGGTGGTACACTAGAAGATTACGTTCGTCTTAATCAAGATTATTCTAGTTATGACGATATGACAGTGCTCAGAGAGTACTATAAACAAACTAAATCTCATTTATCATCTGATGAAATAGAATTTTTAATTGAAGATTCGTTCTCGTATGACGAGGAAGTAGATGAAGAAAGAGATATTAAAAAGAAAAAAATAGCGTTAAAAGAGCAAGTTGCCAACGCTAAAGCCCACTTGGACGGGCGAAAGTCCAAATACTATGAAGAAATCAAAGCTGGTTCTAGGTTAACGCCTGAACAACAAAAAGCTTGGGATTTCTTTAATAGATATAACAAGGAGTCGGAAGAAACTCAAAAGATAGCAAAAAAACAAACTGATAATTTTTTAAATAAAACGAATCAAGTTTTTAACGATAAGTTCAAAGGTTTTGAATATAACATCGGCGAAAAAAGATATAGGTTTAATGTGAAAAATGCTAACGAGGTTAAAAGTAGCCAAAGTGATATTAATAATTTTGTCAAGAAGTTCTTGAATGAAAAAAATGAAATGTCAGATGCTAAGGGTTATCATAAATCTTTATTTACAGCAATGAACGCTGATGCTATTGCTAATCACTTTTATGAACAAGGTAAAGCTGATGCTATTAAAGATAGTGTTGCTAAAGCCAAAAATATAAGTATGGATCCTAGACAATCGTTTTCAAACGATAATACTAGTGGGCCAAAAGTAAGAGTGCTTAACGATGATTCTCCTAACTTTAAGTTTAAAATTAAAAACAATA